TACAAAATTATTTGACTACAATAAATGGATGATCTTATGTTTATATTTTACATTGTTTAGTTGTTTATTAGATAATTCTGGTTATTATGTTTTGTCTGCACAAAATAATTTACATTTAGCAAGTATCCAAAAATTGAATTATTAAACTTTTATACTTTTATACAAGAATATATATATATATATATATATATATATTAGTAATATATATTAAATATGTCCAAAAGAATCCTTGTTTATTGGCACGGCATTGTCGGTATTGCTGGTAAAGGTCCTGCATATATTGAAGCATATGACGAGAAAAAAACTATTGGTGAAGTAATACAAACTATGACTAAAGCTGGTTGTGGAGAAAAGAATAAAAGAATAGAAATATTTAAATTTGAAAAAGGTAATATGAATAAATATGATAAAAATAATCCTTATTGGAGTCATGATACAAAATTATCTGATTATTTGACTATTGTTGGTGGCTGGGGTAAATCTAATGATCTTTGGCTGGTGTATTGTATTGTTTAGTTATTTATTTTGAAAATTTAATACTCAAAAAATGGTTCTAATTTAGTTACTTTATTCCAAAATAATATATAATTCCATGTGTAATTATTTTTATCTAATGATTCAATGCCATGTTTATAATCTTTGAAATAACTATTAGAATAATTTAATAAAGGTTCATCATATTTAGTCAATAATTGATATTTCTTAGAACTATCAACATATTTTTTATTATTGTCATACTTAAATTTTTTATAGAAATATTTAAGTTTCCACGTTCTTTTTTCACAATCTTTGCCAATACAATAACCATTAAATCTGTTTTCGCCTTGATAGGCCTGTGATAAGATGATACAATAATCATCTTTGAGTTTCTTTTTCAGATAATATCCACAATACCATTTATGACTCTTATTTTTGATATATTTATAACTATAATCTGGTATACTTTGTTCATTGACATGGTGATTGTGTGCCCAGAAAAAATTAATATTCTTTGGATTATAATCTTTCATAATATTTTTATACATATCATAATCTCTATCTATTGTGTCATTATCAACACCAATAATAGTAATTCTATCTTTATTCTTTCTAATATATTTAATAATTTTTAGAAATATTTTAGATTCCATAGCATGATGTACATATTGCCATAATTTGCCCCAACAGGTTTTTTGTTCACCTCCTTCAATTGGTTTTTCTATTTTAATTTTGTCATAATTTACAAATTTATTTAATTTTCTAGAGAATATGGTGTTATTCATGATATTTTCACCTTGCCATACAGACATTTCATTAAAGATATAGATTTTCTTATTAGTGTTCTTTATAGCATATTTCAATAAATCAAATCTAAATTGCCAACTTTCTTGAATACCATGCGAAAATTCGCCAATTCCAATTAGTTTATATTTTAGTAAATTTTCCATCATACATAAAATATTGAAATTAAAACAATAAAATATTATTTTGATCTCTTTATTATAAATTACTTTATTAAATGAAAAGACAATCAAGTAGAAGATTAAATAACACATCAACATTTATCAATAATGGATTTTCGATTACTTTTATAGAAGATAATGCAGAAGTCATTAATTATGAATTTTCTGGTTTATATCTCGATTCAAAAAATAACAAAGACTTTGATAAATACAAAAAACAAAATTGAGCAAATGATACAAAACTTCAAACACAACATTGTGGACTCATAAATACTAATATTGATTTAATTAATCAATTTTGCGAAATGACAGATAGTAATGATATTAAATATTTTACTAAAGATGGCAAAATTTATTTTTGTAATGATAAAGATATTGAACAAATTTATGAATGCTCATTTAACAAAGTTGATTATTATGTTGATATTTGTAAAATCCAAGATATTTGTCATCTTATTGTTGTAATTGAGAAAGATACTTCAAAAATCATTTCATGGTTTTACAATTATACAAAAAGTTAGTAAAAAATAGATATCATAATTTTCATATTATTTTTTATTATTTCTTTTGATTAGAATAAATATAATGAATTATAATATATATATGGACGACAAAGATTATCTTAAATGTGAATATATCAAAAACAAAACAAAATATTCAGAATTGAAAAATATCCAAATAGGTGGCTCAATAAATAATATTGTAATACATATATCAGGTGCATCTGGTTCAGGTAAAACTACTCTAGGAAATAAATTAAAAGAAAAATTTGGAAACAAAATAGTAGTAAAAGATTTGGATATTTTGAGAGATGAACATTCAGATGAAGCATATGACAAAACAAAACCATGGTCAATAGATGAAGTGAAGTATCAGAAATATATTGATAATTATGTTACAAAACAAAATAAACCATTAATATTAGTTGGATTAAATGATAATCCAAGAGGCACTAAAAAAATATATTACAATGTTCATGCACAACACAGATATTATATTGATTTAGATGGAAATATAATCAATAAACAAAAATGTTTAAGATTACTCAATGATATTAAAGATGACAAAAATGCAATGAATGATTTAATGAATAATAATAAAGCATTTATTAAAGGAATGACTTTTGGCATTAATCATGAATGTAATTTGAAAGATACTATTAAAGAAAATAATAAAAGGAAAATATATTACAATAAACAGAAATATAAATTTATGAAAAGAGATGACATTTATAATGAAGTGTCTAAGATTATAAAGAAATACATAACTAAATGACAAATAAAGATGATGAATCATTATTGTTTTTCAATTTTTCATATTTGATACTTATTACTCTATATATGCCATATATATGCCCTATATATGGCCTATATATGGCCTATATACTTGTAAATTAAAAAAAATTGAAATTTATATATATCTAATATGTCCTTTACGTTTAGAGGTAGTTCTCTTCTTTTGTCTCTGACAAAAATGACTCTCTCTGAACAAAAGTATCAAACCTACAAAAAGACCGTTGGGTCTTTTTGGGCCGTGTATTTGGTTGGTCTATCTTCTTTGGGTCAGATCAAATACACTCTTTTGATCATGCTCCTCCAGCTCCTTGGTGGAATGGTCTCATCTTGGTACTCCAACGAGCTACTGATGGGTGGCAAAACAGAGGCCATTCTTCAGATCATCCTTGTCTGTTCTCTACAAGAACCATTGATCAAGGCCTGCAAGCTCTACCTATCACCGTGTTCATACAAGGAAAGACTGATGATATCCGAAAGGATTGCCAACATGGTACATCACTCTTTTAACAAGGCTTCTTTTGCATGGAAACGTCAAAATCCTGATTCAGCACAAAGAGATGCCATTGAAACTATATTCCATACCTACTTTGGTGTCACGTGGAATATTACAAGTGTTATCACATCATCAATTGATGCAATCACATTTTTCTGTGTTGGCTTTTACAATTCATGGATTTTTGGTGTTGTTTCCATTTTTGGATGTTTGGTTCTTACAAGGATTAGAAGACACTATTCACAGACTCTTGATCAAATAGACTCAGCAATTAACGAGTCCACCAAAACCTTGAGAATCAAAAACTCGAACCAGTACACATTTCGATCAGATCGATTGGTGAACCCTTTGACAGAGTCAATAATGGAACCACACCAATATGATCCAATCAATGGTCACAGTAATATTATCATGGTTTGGGATGAAAGAGACAGAATTTCCGAACAACTAACCTTTGGCAATGATGTCATCAAATCATGTATTTTGATATCATTGTCTCTTTACATGACGACCAATCAACAGATGGTCCTGTGGATTTTGTTGAATGGTTCCAAGTTGTTTGGACTCTCTGACATTCTCACACGCACAGACGAGATCAAAAATCTGTCTTCTTCTAGGGTTGCTTCACATCTCAGGATCTTTGATGAATCATTGTCAAATACTGACATCGAGATCTGTATTGATATGTGTTCTCATAATCCTGTCACTTCATATTCTTCCCCTTCTATGGAGAGAAAAACCACCGATCTTGGATCAACACAACTCAATGACATCAAGATTGGCAAGATTGATATGCAGATGGATGGTGGTTACAGATTGGAATCTCTGACACCTGTATCAATTGACTTTTCTAAACCTGGGTTCGTTATGATGAATGGTCCTAAAGGTTGTGGTAAGTCACTGACTATTGATCTCTTTGCAGGAATGTATGATGGAACTGTTTGTTCAGGAACTATGAATGTGAATGGTAGACTATCAACTGATGAGTTCAATACTCAACTTTTGAGAAAGAACACATTCTACATTCAACAACTCGTTTCTGACAGATATCGTCAAAACAAAGTCAACACACTTGCTATGTCTTTGCGTGAATTGTTCCCTGGTGCATCATTTCAACAAATTAAAGAGTATCTGACTCATTTTGATTTGTTGAAGAAACTTCCATCAGGAACAACCAAACCTGATGTTTTGGATGTTCAGTTAGGCAAAAATGAACGTTCTTTTTCTCCTGGAGAGCTTCAAGCGTTTGTTTTGGCAACACAACTTTACAAAGCCAAACAACTTGGTGTAAAATTGTTGTTGTTGGATGAACCTGAGAGGAATATCGATTATGAGACTGTGAAGAAGATCTTCGATAATGTCATTATCCCTCTTGTCACAAAGAGAGAGATGACTATTGTGATGATCACTCATAATGATACTCTCAAGACTTATCTGAAAGATCAGGCGGTTGTGAAGAGCGTGTTGCAGTTCGACTCTCATGACAAACACCTCCTCTTTAGACAAGTTCAGTTCTGATTGTCTTGTCTTGTCTTGGTCTTTTGTTTATGTGCAAAAATATAATCTTGTCGAGCTGTACATTTTAGGTTATGTTTTTAATTATGAATATCAAATAAGTGTATCAAAAATAAAAATATGGATAATATTTTTAATTGTGTGGTAATAAACTAAATATATGGACATTGCTACCAATGGTGCATGTCTTTATGTTGTTGTTATTATGATATTATGAGCTAAATACACGCATACCTGAAATAAAATTTGATAAATATCCTCCATTATCTTTGGTAAATTCAAACATAGAATAGTTATAACTGAAGCCAAATAACCGGAATGTACAATTCTTTTTTGAATAAAAACTCATGGTTGTAACTGGATATTTTGAATAATTTATTAGATCTAATATTATTGTTTTTTCTTTTGGATTGATTTTAGTTAGTTGCACAAAATACATTCCATCTAAATTATCTATTTTATCTATTGTCATTGGTATTTCCATATCAGAAAATATATGTCTTTCATTACTAATCATTTTATTAGTAATTATTTTATTGTTTTCGTCTGTACAAAAATATACTAAATAATTCATCCAACGATGTGATGTGAAATCTATTGTGTAAGCTTTGTTTTGTTGTATCTGTTTTTCTATACAGTTTTGAAATTCTAATAGTGGACACACCATAAAATTTTTTGTATATGTATCAAAATCTATTTTTTTCTTATTTGTGACTTTTATACTTTCCAAATATTTTAATTTCATTTCTATCACATCGTTACAAATTCCATTTATATTAATACTTATGTCAGATGGTACTATTCGTGGTATCGCTTTTACTCCATTACATAAATCAAATGGTAATGGAATTTCATATTCATAATAATTATTGGTTTGTTTTTTTCCTATCGTATATTCTAATTCATGATATGTACACATAATATCATAAATTACAGTGTGCAACTTTTCCATACATCTTTCATTAAATAACAGTTTCACAGAGTTAAATAATTCTTTGATATCTTTTTTTCCCCGTTGTTGTTATATACAACGTTATTTTTCTGTAATAAGTACCACTACCATTTAAAATATGTTTGACATTATTATTCTTGTTTATTGTAATATTTTCAATAATTTCTTTCCAATCTTCTATTTTCCAAAATTCGTTATCGATAATATTACAAATTTTGTTTTCATCAAGTTTGCGTATATATTCAGGAGTATTTCTTTTACAAACATTTGTAAATATTTCTAGCATTTCTGATAACTCTGCATTTCTAAAAAAATCATCAAAACCATAACCTATGTATTGTGTAATAATATTTATCATATCATCATATATGTAATCACATAACGTGTTTTTTATAAATTTTATTTCTTTTTCCTTAACAACACGTTTATTTAGAAACATATCATAAATTTGAGGATTTGATGAATCATATTTAGACATGTTTTATTTTTACTTTTATCTATCTTTAATTATAATTTTATTGTATTTAAATAACTAATTTTCATTTTTTTATTGGTAAAATTTGTTGTATATATAATACAATGCAACATCAAAAAATTGAAAAAATATATTATTTGATATTATAATGTTTTACTTATTTAACAAAAATAACATCCACAAATGACGGATGAAAAAAAAGATGTCTACAGAACTCAAAAACTTACTCCTAAATTTATCTGCGAATATATTCTCAATTCAAAGTATGATTGGTGTGTCGAAGATAGTTATATCGGTTTGAGTGATATTATGCCATATCAAAAACATCTCACACTCAAAGATATTTCAAACTATATCAAAAAATCTAAAAATGTTGATGTCGATTTAGAAAACAATAGCAATATTGAAGTCGAATCAGATTCATATGTTACAACAAACTCAGGGAAATGTATTTTTGTTGAAAAAAATATTGAGAAAAAAATAGATGAAAATAAATCCAATGAAAATAATACTCAATAATATTTATTTATAAATTTATATATGAACATCAAAAATAAGATACATAAATTAAAATGATGTCGGAATTGCAAACCAATTTATGATATACTTAATAAAATCTTTATTATTAATAAAACCATAACATTAAGTTGTCATGTTACTGACAAAATATTGCATATCCCAAGTTAGTTAATATTTTTTCAATGATTTATTTATATGTATTTCAATATCTATAAACAAAATAAATATCAATACAATATTCTTAGAAAAAGATTGGACGCAATTATATGCAATAGAAATATTACAAACAAAAAAGGAGGAATGAATAAAAAATATATATTTCATATATTAGGTCCATCAGGTTCTGGAAAAACAACTTTAGGAAAAAGAATCAAAAAATATGATGATTCAATAGTTCATATTGAACTAGATGATATTGATGATGAAATAATGTATGATTTGCTGAAAGATGAAAAAACAATTCCAAATGATTTTAGTAAAAAGAGAAAACAATATGGCGAAAAACAGTTAGAATTATTAATAAACAAAAATAAAGATAAAAATATTGTAATAACAGGTATGACAATTGATCTTCCAAAAGATATTAATGTTGAAAAATATACAATAAAAATAGATCCATTAACAAATTATAAACAATCAAATATTAGAGCACTTAATGACATTATCAAAAATAAGAACATAATTAAAAACATTATTAATAAATATGAAAATGCAGAATATTCATATAGATTTGCCAAAGTTGTGTCTAAATTGAGAGGATCATTTATCAAAACAATTAAAGAAGTTGAAGATAGGATTAAATCCATAAATGATCATAGTGATAAAAATGGTTATAAAATAATGTCATCTGATGATATTTATGAAGATATTGTCAATAAAATAATATATATTTAATTCCATTTTCGAACCAAAATATTCTGATTTTCAGATGGAATGGGTAGTGTGAGTGTTGATTGTTCACCAAATATATCTATTAATTTTACAACTCCTCTATCAAGTTCTGCAGATTTGTTTAGTATATTACCATGTACTAACTTATTATCCTGTTTTATATATATTGATGATGTTATACCATTTATACATTTTATCTGTGTTAGAATTCCATTTATTTTAAATTGTGTTAAAAATGAATTTCCATATATCAAACCTTTTGTTGTTGTTGATATATGTGTTTCATATCTTTTATAAAAATCTTCAATTTTCGAGCAAATATCTTTTTCACTTGTCATTATTGGATTAATAATAACTATATATCTTGTAATCTTATTTTATCATTTTATTTTCAATTTTTTATTATCGACCTTTGCTATCTAGATCTAACAATTTTATATTGCCGTATTGGTACTCACACCAACATAAATATTACAACTTATATACAAAATTACTCATCCTAAATATTGACGATTATATTTGGCCATCTTCCAATATCTTGAATTCCACAACATGTCGTCAATTTAATATCTTTAATTACACAATATGTCAATTCAATTGTTCTGACATCGCATAATTCATCCAATATTTCTTTTGTTAAACCATATTGAAACAAATTAAGATAATTTATATTTTTTATATATCTAAATCCTTCACATGTTATTTTATTACAATCACCTAATATCAATGTGTCTATTTTACTCAAATATTTCAAACCATCATTTGTTATGTTATTGCAATTATATAAATTCACACATTTAGCATCTTTCAAATATTTCAAACATTCATTTGTAATATTTTTGTTATCATCAATCCTAATATTTTTTACATTAATTAGTTCTTTAATACCATTGTCAGTTATTTTGTAGCAACTTGACAAATTTATTGATTTTACATTAAATATATATTTTAATCCATCATCATCTATTTTACGACAATTTGTTAAATTAATCGTCTCAACGTTTATTAAATATTTTAATCCATCATTTGTTATCTTTTCACAATATGACAAATCTATATTTTTTACTTTTCTAAGATATATCATACCTAAATCTGTAATTTTATTACATCCTGTTAAATTTATACAACTAACATTTCCAAAGTATTTCAGATCTACATCTATTACATCTTCACAAAAAGATAGATCTATTCCAAACAATCTGCCATATTTTCGTAAATATTTAGCAATATTCTTATTTCTCTTAATTAAACTTAATAATAATTTCGAATCAAAATATGATAATATTAATGCTTTAATATCTTCTATCATTTTATATTGATATAAAACCATTTATAAATATGACATGAACATATTGTTTCATTTTTTTATTAAATCAATTTACTTAAAATATTTATATTTTGTATAACATTTTTATTGGTTTATTAGACACAAAAAAGTTGAAATTTCTTATTATTTGTGTTATCCATTCAGTTTGATATATAACTCTCCACTGTGTTCAACAATGGACCATCTAACGACAATCAATTTTGTTGTTGTTCTCTCCTTTTCGATCGTCATTGCATGGTTGCTTACAAGGATTTTCCTTAAGAAAATCACTACCACTACTACAACTACCACCACTACAACTACCATCAGCCCACTGTCTGTTTGTAGAACAGTTGCAGTCCCTGACGAACCTTTACAGCTACCGCCAATACCATCATGGACCTCTTCTTCTTCTTGGAATCTGGAAGATATGTCTTTGCTCGAGACACCTTGTCCGTTTGATATTCCTGATGAATGTGTGTCTTCGGATTCGGGTTCAGATTCAGACACCAAGAAAATTGAGTTGATTGGTTACAAGCCAATTGACACCGGCTTTGGATTGGCATTGTACAAGTCAACTGACACAACGTCATCTTTCCTCTTTCTGAACAATTATCCTTCTTAAATAAGGGATAGTTATTCTTTTCTTTATCCTGACATTTTTTGTCTGTAATTTTAATATTTAAAAAAATTGAAAAATATAGTGTTTATATTCCTTAACGATTTTCTATATTATATATCAAACAAACCAGGTCATTTTATTAAATGACATCTGTTGCAGAGTGGATCAAACTGACCGACAATGTCCTCAATTTGGACGATGTTTACATTCACAAAGATCATCTCGGGAAGTTGAAGTTGAATGAGATCAAAGGATGGATCATCTCTGAAGATGATGTTAAGGATTATTACAACTATTATCCTTTGATGACAAGTTCTAACGGCATCCGTTTTATTTGTGTTTATGTAAACATTAACACAAAATCAAAAACTTTTGGAAAGTTCTTCAGACTGACTGTCCATGTGGGTTCCAATCTTGTTGAATTCACCGAAGAGAATTACACTCCCTATATCGAAAAACTGACTCCTAAAAACACTGATCCTAAGGATGTCAGTTCTAAGGATGTCAGTTCTAAGGATGTCAGTTCTAAGGATGTCAGTTCTAAGGATGTCAGTTCTAAGGATGTCAGTTCTAAGGATGTCAGTTCTAAGGATGTCAGTTCT